ACCATCCACTGTGGCGCGTACTGCATGATGAACCGAATCCGGAGATGACGAGCTTCGTGTTCCGCGAAACCATGATGAATCACCTGCTGCTGTCCGGCAACGCCTATGCGCAGATTATTCGCAACGCCCGTGGCGAGGTCGTGGCGCTTTACCCGCTTATGCCCAACCGCATGACAGTTGACCGCGATTCGGCTGGGAGGCTCTACTACCGCTACATAAAGAACAGCGACGACGCACCGGAGGTCGGCAAGAACAAGCAGTCGGAGGTCATTCTCTCGCCCAGTGACGTGCTTCATGTGCTGGGGCTTGGCTACGACGGTCTTGTCGGATACTCGCCCATAGCTATGGCAAAAAACGCTGTGGGTTTGGCGATGGCTGCCGAGGAATATGGTGCGAAGTTCTTTGCAAACGGCGCGGCTCCGTCCGGCGTTCTGGAGCACCCTGGTACAATTAAAGATCCGGAACGCATCCGGCAAAGCTGGCAGTCTACCTTCGGCGGCAGTTCAAACAGCAACAAGATCGCTGTGCTGGAGGAAGGGTTAAAATACACGCCCATTGCTATCTCGCCGGAACAGGCACAATTCCTCGAAACACGCAAGTTCCAAATCAATGAAATCGCTCGAATTTTCAGGGTGCCGCCCCATATGTTGGCGGACCTTGAGAAGTCGAGTTTTTCTAATATTGAGCAACAGTCGCTGGAGTTCGTGAAATACACGCTCGACCCTTGGGTCATCCGTTGGGAGCAAGCAATGAATAAGTCGCTTCTGCTTGAAAGCGAAAAGCGCGATGTGTTCACAAAATTCAATGTGGATGGGCTGCTTCGTGGCGATTACGCCAGTCGTATGACAGGTTACGCTACAGCGCGGCAGAACGGCTGGATGTCTGCCAACGATATAAGACAGCTTGAAAACCTCGACCGGATACCATCGGAGCTCGGCGGTGACCTTTACCTTATAAACGGATCAATGACCAAATTGCAGGACGCAGGTGCGTTCGCAAATACAACTTCAACAGAAACGGAGGAAAAACCTGATGGACAAAACAAAACGAAGTCCCACAAAGGCGCGTGACAAAACGCACTTCTGCAATTGGGATGACGGTGAGGAGACGGGCGTACGCACCCTTTACCTCGACGGTACAATTGCGGACGAAAGCTGGTGGGATGATGATATCACCCCGCGAATGTTCAAGGACGAGCTCATGTCCGGAGACGGAGATATCGTCGTGTGGATTAACTCTCCCGGCGGCGACTGCGTGGCGGCAAGTCAGATCTATACCATGCTCATGGACTACACCGGCAATGTCACGGTGAAGATTGATGGCCTCGCAGCAAGCGCAGCGTCGGTCATCGCCATGGCTGGTACGGAGGTGCTCATGGCTCCCACAGCGCTCATGATGATTCACAATCCGCTGACCGTGGCTATTGGCGACACGGAGGAAATGCAGAAAGCCATTGCCATGTTGGACGAGGTCAAAGAATCCATCATCAACGCCTACGAGATCAAGTCCGGGCAGTCTCGTGCAAAAATCTCGCATCTCATGGACGGCGAGACCTGGATGAACGCAAACAAGGCTGTGGAGCTCGGTTTTGCGGACGGCATCCTGACCGACGCAAAACGCGATCACAGCGACGATGTAGTGTTCGCTTTCTCCCGCAGGGCTGTCACCAATTCTCTCATGAATAAGCTCATACCCAGACCTGCTCCGAAAGCGGAAAAGAAGCCGGATGCGCCTGCTGGCGTGTCTATCACCGAGGCTATGCAGAAACTGCAAGCCCGTAAATACATTTAATGGAGGTATTTCTACTATGAAAAAGGTACTTGAACTGCGCGAAAAGCGCGCAAAGGCGTGGGACGCGGCAAAGGCGTTCCTTGACGCAAGGGCGAAGGACGGCGTCCTCTCTGCCGAAGACAATGCCACTTATGAAAAAATGGTGGCGGATGTAGACGCGATGGCGCGTCAGATCGCTATTGAGGAGGACCGCGTGGCTCGTGACGCTGCGATGGCACAGCCCACCAGCACTCCGCTCACCGGCAAGCCTACCGATGGCAGCGTCAAGTCCACTCGTCCGAGAGCTACTGCGGAGTACAAGGAGGATTTCGGTCGTGCTCTTCGCGGTAAAGCCCTGCTTCACAATGTGATGAGCGAAGGAATCGACGCAGACGGCGGCTTCCTCGTGCCGGAGGAGTTCGAAGCTCAGATTGTAACCGGTTTGGAGGAAACAAATGTCATCCGTACCATCGCAAAGGTAATCAAGACCTCTGCCGAACGCAAAATCCCCATCGCGGCGACCCACTCCATCGCACAGTGGACTCCCGAAAATTCTACTTACACTGAGAATAATCCGACCTTCGCCCAGAAGACCATCGATGCTTTCAAGCTGACCGACCTTGCGAAAGTCAGCATCGAACTGCTTCAGGACTCCATGTTCGATCTTGAAAGCTACATTGCAAACGAATTCTCCCGCGCTTTCGGTGTCGCTGAAGAGGAAGCGTTCTGCATCGGCTCCGGCAGCGGTCAGCCTACGGGCATTTTCACCGCAAACGGCGGCACCGTGGGTGTGACGGCTGGTAGCCCCACCGCAATCACTGTGGACAACCTCATCGACCTTATCTACGCGCTGAAATCTCCCTATCGCAGAAACGCTGTTTTCCTCATGCGCGACGTCACGGTTTCCGCGCTGCGCAAGCTGAAGGATGGCAACGGCGCGTATCTTTGGCAGCCCAGCGTACAGGCGGGTCAGCCCGATAGACTACTTGGCTATCCTCTGTATACTAGCCCGTATGTTCCCGTTGCGGAGGCGAATGCCCTGCCTATCGCTTTCGGCGACTTCCAGAACTACTGGATTGCCGATCGCATGGGCAGAACCGTACAGCGCCTGAACGAGCTTTATGCCGGTAACGGTCAGGTTGGCTTCCTTGCCACCGAGCGTGTGGACGGCAAGGTCATCCTGCCAGAGGGCATCCAGCTTCTGAAGATGGGAGCGTGACGGTATGAATAACTATAGCACAAAAAACTATACCGAGCAGGGCGGCGAGAAAACTGTAATCGGCGGTACGCTGGAAATCAAGGAAGGAGCCTCAGTGACGGGGCTTCCTTCCTCCTTTACTCCCGCTGAAAACCAGTCAACCTCAACAGCTACAACCATTGCCGGGCTTGTTGCTGATTTCAATGCACTGCTGTCAAAACTCAAGGCAACCGGTCTGATGGCGGCGGACAGTTAGAAATAATGAAAGGACGGTGGCGGTATGACGCTGCTTGAAAAAGTAAAGGCAAACCTTATTCTTGAGCACACGGTGGACGATGAACTCCTGCAGATGTATATAACTGCCGCCGTATCCTATGCCGAGAGCTACCAGCACCTGCCGGAAAATTTCTACAAAGACAATCCGATGCCGCCTACCACAGAGCAGGCCGTCATTATGCTGTCGTCCCATTTTTATGAGAGCCGGGACGGCAGCACGGGCGGCTTTTTCGCCGACAATGTGCAGGCCGGACAGCAGGTGTGGAACACAGTCAATCTTCTTATGAAGCTTGACCGGGATTGGAAGGTGTAAGCATGAGTTTTGGTAAGATGAACTCCTTCATTGATATTATCTCAACCGAGCCTACAAAGGATGCTGATGGTTTTGTCAATCATGGCGATACTGTAGTGGCATCGGTCAGAGCATATTTTGAACAGAAGAATTCTACAGAAAAGTGGCGCAATATGGCGCAGTCAGATGAGGTGAATGCCTTGTTCCGTCTCCGCACTATTCCCGGCCTTGCTCTTCACAACCGCCATGTTATCGTCTGCGAGGGCAAACGCTACAACATATACTCGGTTGAAAATGTAAAGGGCCGAGGAATGTATCTTGAAGTATTGGCGTGTGGCCAACACCTCACAAGTGAGGTGTAAGATGGCTAAGGTCGATTTCAAGATGCCGGAGGATTTCCTGCTCAAAATATCAAGGCTGGCTGAAAAAACCGATGAGATCCTGCCGAAGGTTCTGGAAGCCGGTGCCAAAGTTGTATACGACAAGGTTAAAAGCAACCTTTCTTCTGTGATAGGCAAGAACACGAAGGCTGAAAGCCGCTCTACCGGAGAACTTGAATCGGCGCTTGGCATATCTCCGGCGAAGCAGGACAGGGACGGCAATTTCAATGTAAAAATAGGCTTTGCAGAACCACGTTCTGACGGCGGCTCTAACGCTAAAATCGCCAACATCCTCGAATACGGCAAGCACGGGCAGCCGCCCAAGCCTTTTCTGAAGCCTGCCAAGAGCAAATCAAAAAATGCTTGTATCGAGGCTATGACCAACAAGCTGGAAAGCGAGATTGAGAAGTTATGAGCATACTATCCGAACTTAACACGCTGTTTGAAACCGCAAATATCCCTGTCGAAACAGGCATCTTCAGCGGTGTACCGCCTGATGAATACCTGGTGCTGACCCCGCTTACTGACACCTTTGCTGTTTTCGGAGACAATAAGCCGCTTGCGGATATAAATGAAGTCAGGATTTCGCTGTTCAGCAAAAACAACTATCTGCAAAGAAAAAATCAGCTTGTGAGATTGCTTCTCCAGGCTGATTTTGTTATAACCGACCGCCGGTATATCGGACACGAGGATGATACCGGCTATCACCACTACGCCATCGATGTGGCGAAATTCTATGAACTGGAGGAATAATAAATGGCTACGATCGGATTAGATAAACTCTACTATTCCAAAATCACAGAGGATTCGAGCGGTAATGAAACCTACGGCACGCCCATTTCGCTCGCAAAAGCAATAAAAGCGGATCTGTCAGTTGAGCTTGCTGAGGCCACGCTTTACGCAGACGACGGACCCGCAGAGGTTGTGAAGGAATTTAAGAGCGGTACTCTCTCCCTTGGCATCGATGACATCGGTGTGACGGCGGCTGAGGACCTGACCGGAGCAAAGCTTGACGACAACCATGTCGTGATATCCGGCAGTGAGGATGGCGGCACTCCCGTCGCCGTAGGCTTCCGGGCAAAAAAGGCAAACGGAAAGTACCGATATTTCTGGCTTTACAAAGTAAAATTCGGCATTCCGGCAACCAACCTCGCCACCAAAGGCGACAGTATAACCTTTTCCACTCCGACCATCGAGGGTACGGTGTTCCGCCGCAATAAACTGGATGGAAACGGCAAACATCCGTGGAAAGCTGAGGTCAACGAGGATGATACAAGCGTACCGGCTTCCGTTATTACCGGCTGGTACACGCAGGTTTATGAACCTGTTTTCACTGTCACACCGTAACGGAGGGATGTTAAATGGATAATGTAAGAAGCGCAGAAATATCAATTGGCGGTCAGGAATATGAAATGATTCTGACTACCAAAGCAACTAAGGAGATCGCCAAGAAATATGGCGGTCTTTCTAATTTGGGCGAAAAGCTTATGAAAAGCGAGAATTTCGAGATGGCCCTCGATGAAATCGTGTGGCTCATTACGCTGCTCGCCAATCAGTCAGTGCTGGTTCACAATCTGCAAAATCCCGAAAAAAAGCGTGAGCTGCTTACGGAGGAAGATGTTGAACTGCTCACTTCGCCCTTTGAACTCTCGGATTACAAAAACGCCATCATGGATGCAATGTATAAAGGTACGAAGCGCCACGTAGAAAGCGAGGATGATAGCGTCGCCGGAGGTGCCACGTTAAAAAACGCACAGATCGGGTAAGCGACGATGAGTTGTTTGCCCGACTAATTTTTTATGGAGTGTCCCTACTTCATCGGTCAGAGCAGGAAGTTTGGCTGATGCCGATTGGGCATCTGCTCGACCAGTGGGAGGTGTACAAGCAATTTAACGGTTTGGTTAAACCAAAACGTGAGTATTACATCGACGAAATCATACCAAACGGCATCTAAGGAGGTGGTGAGATATGGCTGACAATTTCGGCTTGAAGATTGGAGTCGAGGGCGAAAAAGAGTTTAAAAAAGCGCTTTCCGACATCAACCAGTCGTTCAAGGTTCTCGGCAGTGAGATGAAGCTGGTTGAGTCCGAGTTCGGCAAAAACGAAAACAGCGTCCAGTCCCTCACCGCCAAAAACGAGGTTCTGACCAAACAGATTGACGCCCAGAAAGAGAAAATCGAAACGCTCCGCAAGGCACTGCAGAATGCCTCCGACTCCTTCGGTGAAAATGACCGCCGCACTCAGCAATGGGTCATTCAGCTGAATAACGCACAGTCCGAGCTTAACGGCATGGAGCGTGAGCTTAAGGATAATGAAAAGGCACTGGATGATGTGGCCGACAACTTTAACGATGCCGAGAAGCAAGCCGACCAATTTGGAAACGAGCTTGACAAAACGGGCAAAGAAGCGGATTCAGCCGGTGGCAAGTTTGAGAAACTCGGTTCTGTGGTTAAAGGAATCGGCGCGGCTATGGGTGTGGCTTTCGCCGCTGTCGGCACAGCTGCAATCAGCGCTGGCAAAGCTCTCGTGGATATGACTGTGGAAGCCGCCGCTTATGCAGATGAAATGCTGACCCAATCCACCGTAACAGGCATGTCGGTTGAGAGCTTGCAGGCATACAGTTATGCCGCCGATCTGGTGGATGTGTCGCTCGACACGCTGACCGGCTCTATGGCCAAGAATGTCAGGTCGATGGCGAGTGCGGCGGACGGCTCCGCAAAATACGCCGACGCATACGCACGGCTTGGTGTATCGGTTACTGATGCCAACGGTAATCTACGCGACAGCGAGGACGTCTACTGGGAGGTCATCGACGCGCTCGGAGGCATCTCCAATGAAACGGAGCGTGACGCGCTCGCCATGCAGCTCTTCGGCAAAAGTGCGCAGGACTTAAATCCACTTATTGCCCAAGGCAGCGAGGGTATTGCTGCGCTGACAGAGGAAGCAAAACGCATGGGTGCTGTTCTCTCAGAAGAAAGCATTGCTAAACTTGGTGCCTTCGATGATTCCGTTCAGCGGCTGAAGCAAGGCTCGGAAGCCGCAAAACGTGTGATGGGTACTGTGCTTCTTCCGCAGCTGCAGACACTCGCGGACGAAGGGACTACACTGCTCGGCGACTTCACTTCCGGCTTGGTGGAGGCAGGAGACGATTTTGACAAGATAAGTGAGGTCATCGGCAATACAGTCGGTGGTCTTGCCGACATGATTATGAAGCACCTCCCCAAAATCATACAGGTTGGCATGGATATCGTCATGGCTATTGTAAATGCGATTGTAGAAAATCTGCCGACCATCGTGGAGTGTGCTTCTTCTATCGTTATGACTCTGCTCGAAGGCTTGATAGAAGCTCTGCCTGCCATTACGGAGGGCGCTCTGCAGCTTGTTCTTACACTGGTTCAAGGCATCATTGACAATCTGCCGGCCATTATAGAAGCCGCAATTCAGATGATCGTGACACTGGCGATGGGTATCGCGGATGCTCTGCCGGAACTGATTCCTTCCATTGTTGAGGCAATCCTCCTGATTGTTCAGGTGCT